CCCTCTATACATACGGAATCTGTCGTTGTCTCGAACTGATCATCTTCCAGGAAGAGAAGCTGTTCCGTGAAAGTCTGGCAGCTGCGGCAGGTTTAGAAAAGCCTCTCGAGCTTCCAGAGACAGCAAATTCTGTGGACATTGCTGCTTATGAAGAAGCAATGGACATGTTCGAGGAACAGGTTAAGCAGCTGATGTTGGCTTGCTTGGAAACCCAACAGATTCCTCCCGGTGTTTTCGGTTTGATTCCTGATGGTGACGTCACTATTCAGTGGCGTTGGATGGGTCCGGTCTACGAAGATTCCACCCAAGATGTGTTAAATAACTCCATTGTTGTAAGAAATCTGCAAGAATTAGGTGTTGATAGCATTGAGGCACTGAAATACCTCTTCCCATCAAAAACGGATGAGGAAAGGGCCGCGATGCTATCGGGGTTCCCGTTCAGGATGGTGAACGAATTACAGAGTGCATACTCTCAATTTGCTCGCCTCGTGGGGGGAATGATGCAGACCCCTCATCCGCAATCACCGGATTTACCGATGGCTGCGGATCCCCGATTGGATTTAACCCCATATCTGTATCGCACCTTAGAAGCCTTACAAAAGGAGATGAGTTATGCAGGACGCTACCGTCCAATCGACCCCACAGACGAGCCAAGCACCGTCAGCCGTCGCTCCGAGCAGCTACGTGGTGGCAGCACCGGCGGCAGCTCCGGCACCGGCAGCCCAAGCTCCGGCTCCGGTGGCTTATCAGGTGGGTACGAGCTACCCCCAAGCGGTACCTCAGGCAGCCCCCAGCTTCCAATCAGCCCCTACGCAGTACGCCCCCCAATCCCAACCGGAGGCGCAGAACAGCCCCTGGGAATCGGCGTTCAACAAAGTGGTGGGGCTGCTGAGTCAACCAGTCCAATCCCCGTTCCAGGCTCAACCGTCTCAAGCGCCGACAGCGTTTACCCCGGCGAACTTCGGACAACAGAGCGCCCCGGCTACGCAACAATCGGTTCCCCAGACCTGGTCTCCCAGCCAGGAATCCTCGCCCAGCTCTTCCCAAACCTCCTCGAATCTCTCCTTGGAGCAGGTGGCGGATCTGGTGGGGATGAGCGCCGAGAGCCGTCAGGTGATGGACGCGTTCGGAATCGAGGCTCCCGCTCTTCTGAACAACTACGCCGTCCAACTGGAAGGAATGGTGGACAGCGCCGTTCAGTGGGGAAACAGGGCCGCTGAAACCATTAAGGGTTACGCCGATTTCGCTGTTAATGAGCACCAGGAAAACCTGGCCTACAACGAAATTCTGACCAACCCCGACGTCCTCAGCGACTACACCCTGAAGTTCTTTGGTCCCGAAGGTCCGTACCCCGTGTACGAGAGCGAAGGCGAACTGGAAACCAAGGGTTATCCCACCGCTCCCGTCCAGCAGAATGCAATGGCCCAACTCGGCCAAATGCCTGCCCCTCCCCAGGCGGAAGCCCCTCAAGCACCCGAGAATTTCTGGGGTACTTTCAGCGAGCAAATGGCCCGTGATCCCCAGAATGCCTGGCGGACTCTGAACCAGGCTCAACCTCAAACCGTTGCAAACAAACTGTTTGTGATGGAGTGATAGTAAGTCGGTGATTGAATAAATTACCGACTGCTAAAATTTGTGTTAGATAAGACATCTAAATGTCTGAATCTTTCATCCGCTAAACATTTCCCTGAGACACTGGAGGATAAACCAAAGTGTTCATTGATAACGATTTTCCAAAGATTCTTGGTGCGGAACTTTACCGTCCCCACCCGGCATACATCGCGGAAATGGCGGTTGAGCCCGTGGTCGTCCACGACTTCACCCGTCAACCCGGCCAAACTGTTCAGTTAGACCGCTACAAGTTCTGGGGAACCCCTGGTACCAAGGACAGCCGCGAGCGTATTGCTGATCAGACCATCGGTACCGCCAACAGCCGCAACATCACCAAGGAGAAGGTGTTGGTTGTGCTGAAGGAGTACACCGGTCCTGCAGACCCGGGCGATGCCACCCAGCCCAGCACCTTCAAGATTGCTCGTGAAACCCTGGTTACCGCCCAGCGCCTGCTGCTGGATTCCGGCAACCTGAACATGTTCCACCAGAGCATCGGTTCCCTGACCCTGCTCGACGACTATCGCCGTTGGCGCGATCGCGTCTTCATTGACGAACTGTCCAAGGCTGAGGCCAACGGTGCAGCTTCTACCTCCCAGGGTGGTTACTACTTCGCTGGCGGCAAGGAAAAGGATGCCTCCGGTCGCGTTTCTTATACCAGTGGTGAGTATGGCAACCAGGTCCAGCAGTTCTCTGTTAAGACCGACCTGCTGACCGTCGTTAAGGACCTGCGTAAGCGCAACGTTCCTACCTACGCCGATGGTCTGTATCGCGCCATCGTGGATCCCACCTTCATGATGCATCTGCGTCGTGACAGCGACTTCCGCGAGATCGCACGCTACGCCGGTAACCCCGGTCAGGGCATGTACATGGGCAACCCCATGATGCCCAACAACGCCAGCTTCTACATGGGTCCCCAGGCTGGTCAGGCCTACTTCCTGGCTGGTGAGCCTGTGATGCCTACTGGCGTCCAGTTCGAAGGTGTGAAATTCTTCGAATCCACCAACTTCCCGACCAAGAACGTCACCGCTTCCTTCGACGACGGCAGCACCTACGCCTCCAAAGAGGTTGCTCAAGGTTACTTCTTCGGTCCCCAGTCCATCGGTGTTGGCATCGGCGGCCCTAACGCCCAGGTGCTGATCAACAACAACGATGACTTCAGCCGCTTCATCATCCTGATCTGGCAACTGTACGCTGGCTTCGAGATCCTCAACAAGGACTTCGTCACCACCGGCTTCAGCTTCGTCGAGGACGACGGCACGCTCTGATTCTTATAAATAAACAATAAAAACCTTGGAGAGATAAATGACTTATTTGTCGGCTAAAAAGATCTACCCGGGCAACTGGGCAGAGCCCCTGAACGGTTGGTACAAAAATATTGATACCAACGACAGCGGTAGCAACGACAAAACCAAGGGCGGCCCCACTTCGGTGTTGGCCGTTCCTGGTTATCGTTACTTCCAACAACGCGGTTATGTGTCCGTGCCTTCGGCTTCGGGTACCGCTATTACCGCTACCGGTAACGTGATCGTCCCTTCCCCCTATCGGAACGACGACACCCGCACCGACATCACCGGCATGGTGATCTCTGGCAGCAGCACCATCCCTGCTTACGTTTATCGCGCCACCCTTTCCGTGGCATCTGGCTGGGGTGATGGCCGCGTTGCTTCCGGCGTCTACGCCGCTACCGGCAACGTGCTCACCTTCTGCCGCGACAGCAGCGGCCCCGTGGCTTCCACTGGTGTTGGTGAAGCTGTGGCTCAGGCCAACCTGACCTCCACCACCTCTGGTTCCCAGGCTGGCGAAATCTACTTCGCTGGTGGCTCCGCTGCTTACAGCACCCAGCCCTACCTGACCGCTACCGGCGCAGCTGGTGTTAGCAGCGGTGTGGTCTACAAGCAGGTTACTGCTTCCACCACCTTCAAGGTGTTCGCTCGCGGTACCGTGACCGGCACCACCACCTCTGGCGGTTACTACATCTCCAGCGGTGACGCAGCTGCTAACCGCGTTGGCTACCTGGTGACCGAGGTCTGCTACCTGCAGCCCGACGAGGCACCTGGCTACGAGGATATTGAAGCTTATATCCCTGCCCGCACTGTTAGCTGATTAGGGTAAACTAGGACCAGAAAATATCTTCTGGTCCTTATGCTTTATCAGCACAAAAAGACAGGAACGCGAGTAAAGATCGTTAGTGAGTTTGATAACGGCGAATGGTTCATGGTCCAAGACCAGGACGATCGCATCTTCACTGCTTACAAAAGCGAGCTTACTGAAGACGAATCTGCTACCAAAAAGGTTAAAACCCTTCAGGTAAAAGACAAAGCAGCAAAGGAAGAACCCCGTACCTTCCCGCCTGATACTCGCCTCAATATCAATGGGGCGACTGCGCAAATGATCGCAGATCACATTAAAGGCATCGGCCTTAAAACCGCCAGGGAAATCAAAGATCTCCAGATGTCTTTATCGGGTGAAAGATTCAACAGTCTCGATCAACTAAAACAGATCAAGCGGGTTGATTGGGATTCTGTAATTGCTGCTGATTTAATTCGAGTGTAAGGCTTCTACCCCGGGAAACCGGGGTTTTTGCTTTTAGAATAAAAATAAAAATAATGTCGAACATAATCTCGCTAGGTAGAATAGCTCGCCCAGGAGAGGATATATTTCCTACAACTGGGCCGCACTTAGACGTGCGTGTAAAGCCTCTTTACGGCGAGCAGAAGGGGCAATATATCGATCCAACGACGAGGCCCAACCTTCTACAAAACATTCTTGTTGGCCCTAACCAAACGCCGTTGTACCAGCAGCAGGAAGGCGGCTTCAAATCCAACTATCGCATCACATCTGGTTTTGGTAAGCGCCCGGCACCTACTAAAGGTGCTTCGACTATTCACAGGGGCAGTGATTTCGGAATAGGACCAGAGACACTCGGGTACAGGGGAACGGGCACGTTTACTCAGCGCAAAGGGTACGGAGAGTTACTTACACAAGATGAACAAGGCAACCCTTATATGATGCAGTTTTTCCACACCGTAGGAGGAGATCCGCAGCCCCAAAAGACGGCATCAGTTAAGCCCAAAGATGCGACTGCTCCTGCTGCAGGAAAACCCACGTCCACACCTCAAAGAAAAGAGAAAGCAAATAAGCTTTTATCCAGTTTGTTAAGAGAACAAATCGTTGGCAACACACTGGAAGAAGCCTTAAATCCAGCTTCTTTTATGCCTGATTACGGCGCAGTTAATCAGCCATTTGCTGATGTTTCTGCAGCAAGGAACAAGTTCATCATGGGCCTTCTTGATTGATTACACCAATTTATAATTGAGTGACGCGGAGGCTTTGTAGTGCAGTTATCTGACTTCGATAAAAGCAGGGTCAGGTATCACCTGGGTTATTTTACTGTTTCGGTTCCAGCTGGTGATTACGCCCGTCTGGAAGAAGCAATGAATACTATTCCGGATTCATTCTTCTACGACAAAATTACAACCCAAATTGGTCGTTGTGATACCGCCGAAAAGAAGACTGAAGTTGCAACTTCTCCTTCCACTCGACTGGAAACCATTCTGGGCGACGTGGATCGCACGATCAAATCCAGCAATGCCAAGGAGGCATTGAAGGTATGGGACGAAATCTACCTGTACGAAACTAATCGTCTTGCAGGTATCCTCTACGTTCCTAATTACAAAGATCCTTTCCAGGCGCGTTACCGCTACGAACGCTCTGGAGCAGAGTTTATTCAAGCTTTACCTGGTCCTGCAGATACCGCTGTCGGCTCCAGGATTTATTTACATGAGGTGTGGCGATAATGGCACAGCGTACCGCACGACTTTCCAACGCACAGTTGGCATCCTATGCACGTCAGGCAGGATTCCCTGAAGACAAAATCCCTACAATTGTTGGTATTGCCCGCGCTGAATCAGGTGGTAACCCACTTGCGTTGAATCCTAATCGTGCGACTGGTGACGAGTCTTATGGGTTAATGCAAGTCAATATGATTGACTACCCCGACTATCAACTGGGTCAATCAAGGCTACGTGAATTTGGTTTAAAAGAAAAAAGCGATTTGTACGACCCGTTAACCAACATGCGGGCTGCAAAAGCTATTTACGATTCCCAAGGACCAAACGCTTGGTCGGTGTATAAATCTGGAAAATATAAAGAGTTTGTTCCTGGCGCTCAGGAGCTTCAAAGTACAGGACAATCTTATGGAGGAACAAGCGCTGCCGCTGGTGGCCTCGACATGAAAAGCGGAGATCCCGAATCTGGATCTGTTCGATCCAGTCTTGCTGATAGCATTCTTAGTCAGTCATTGGGTCTTGGCGGCAAGCCGGAAACTGATAAGAAGAAGTCGATAGCAAACAGCTTGCGGGACTCTATTCTGCAGTCCGTGATGCAAGGCGCAGTTAATCCGTTTGGTGGAGGCATGTTCTGATGGCTGCTTCTAAAGTACAAGACTTTCTTAGTTCTTACCTGGAAGAATATGTTTCCTCTGCATCAGAATCTTCTGATGCCATAAAAACTCCCATCATGTCTCCTGTGCAAACAGAGAAGATGTTTCGTAGTCTGAGTAAGTTTGAACCTTCTAAAGGCCCAAATCTCTACGAAGAGTTTCTTGTTTTACAAAAGAATCCGCAGGCGTTAGGCCAACTGCAAATCGCGCAAAACTCTCCAGGTTTTGTTAATGCGATGTCTATGTTCGGTGGCTAACGCTATAATTAACAAAAAGCAGCATAGTTAGAAGTGTCTAGTACATCCACCAATAAACAGCCGCTTCTCGTTGACCGGCCTCTATTCGACTCCGTGCGAGTCACTACTCAGACTGTTGGTAGTGCATCGACCAACACTTTGTTTGTGCAGGGTGGCCAGGCGCCGTCCATTTTGGTGGACATGGATGCTGCGTTGAGTGAAGATAACAACAACGGTGGTGTTGTAGACGCGATCACCATTACCCGTAACGACTTCTATCGGGAAGAAGATTATGAAGTCAATAGCACTACCTCTGGAACTGTTGTTTCTTTGGTGAGCGGTCAGCTTGTTTTCGTTTCTGACACCGGTGTATTGACCAACGGTACCGCTAGTGGCTACGGCTACTACACCTACACCGGATCTAGTACCCTCACTGGCGTCAATACCGCACTGAATTATTCCGGTGGTATTGCTTCTGGCTTCACTTATCAAGGTGTCGCATACGGAGAGCTGCCTGCTGCAACCTTCGTCTTCTACCACACCCGTGGCACCACCACTCCGATTCCTGCATCGGGTGATTACAAGGTTCTGTTCGCAAAGACCGTCCCTGCCAACAGTGGTGTTGTTGACTGTTCTGACGTGATGCCCCAGCTGGCAACCCCTGTTGCTCAAGCCGGTAATACCAACGGACTTGGTGCAGGCGCTCCTCTCCGTAACCGTGGCATCGTTCTTGAGCGTGGCGACCGTATTTACGTTGGTGTGTTCCCTGACGGACCCAACGCTTCTGGTTACAACGCAGGTGCACACATCAGTGCGCAAGGTGGCTTCTTCTAAAAATGGCTAAAAGAAGCGGAAGTTCTTTCGGTTCTTTCAACAAAACAAAAGATTTTGG